CATCGATGACGGCTTGTCGTTCTTTTGCCCAAAACTGCTGAGTAATCGGCAGGCAGGCATCGTAATACAGGGCTTGTAGTTCTGCCGGGACTTCCATGCCATTATCGGTGAGTCTGCCGGCGCGCGTATAAGCCTCCGTCAGATTCTCTATAAGAGCTAGGCGTTCCATCAAATCCTGCAATGTTGAAAGGTCTTCGAATTTCATCACGCGCTCATCCAGGATGCGCCGTCATGGGGGTTCAACCTGCCCCACCTATCCGGCCTTGCGTTAATCTGCTCAATGGACATCGCGTACGGAAGCATCATAATGCCGTAGCGCGTTGCACACATTAAGTCTTCGTTGATGTTGACAACCTTACCATCTACTCTGTGATACATCCGGTATTCGTCGATCCACTGATTCAGGGACCGGTCCACTTTCAGGCGACCGGTATCGAAACGCTGTTGCATCTCGATAAGACCCGCCTCGACCGACACGCCGCGCTTGTCCGGAAACTGCGCGAAGTCGGTCAGCATATTGATGTTCTGAGTCCGATACTGTTCGGCGATTTGCAGGCCAGAGCCCTTTTCCGTCTGTAGGCCATCACGGGGCCATGCGACAGGTATGACTTCTGCGCCCCACGGTCGAATTGCAGCCGCGTGAATGACAGGGGTTTGCTTGCTTTGTCGATAGGCCGAGACGATATGGACGATGTCGTTCTCTTCGTCATAGGCAAGCCGCACTGCGGCTGTAGGGTGATCCCAGCCGAAGTCCACGCCAATGATCTGCTTCCAATGCTCGGGGATTTCCGGCAGTGTCGGCTCAAGGATGAAAGACTCTTCGGTTGTGAAAACCTTGCCCGAGCCCAACATGGGAATCCCGTTGGAACGGGCTTCCCTTTCATGCGGAAGATACGCCGCAATAATCGCCGCGCGCTCTTCAGGGGTGTAATGGTCCGCATCCTCGATGCCCATCTGGATCAACAGCGTCCCCGGCTCCTTGTTCCAAAACCGGAGAACAACAAACGTCATCCCCATGAGCGGGGTGAACGTAAGGTATGCAATGCCTTTCGTATTGTTCGTTCGGGTCAGCCCTTCGGAATAGATATCCTCGGGAGGCTCTTCATCGAACCATACAAAATCAAGCGTTTCAGCTTGCCACGCCTCGCGACCGTCCTGGTATCCCTTAAAGACAAGCAGTGAATTATCTCCGCTTGTATGCTTGACGACCACGGACTCGATGGCATCCGGCACACCGCGCGCCTTTTTGATTTCAACGATACGGTCCCGAGGTATCGTACCTGTGCCCACTGCATTCGTCGGCCCGAGCAAAATACGTTGCGCGCCGTCGCGTGCCACTTCGGCATTCTTGGAGCCAGCCCAGCCGCGAGTGGAACGCTTGAATCTCTTGCCTTCCCACCATTCCGGGTAAAGGCCGGTAAGATGCATCGATGTCTCGCACCCTGCCGCGTAGGTCTTGCCCAACTGATTGCCGGCCATCAAGCACCGCTGGCGATACGATGCCCCAGCAGCATGGAATTCCTTCTGCTTGTCATAGGGCTTGTACATGAACAGGCTGTAATCCTTCAACAGCCTTTTCAGTTCTTCAAGCCTTGCGAGTTGAGCGACGGGATTCATGTTGTTGTTTGGCAAAAAGTTCCAACACATTCAGCGTCAAATGCTGGATGGCGTACGCTTCGAATTCATTGCTCGGGCTACGCTCTCCCAAGTACTCTTTTATCCCCTGCCAGACGTGTATGACCTCATGCACCAACATGGCGATGATTTCGTTCGTAGACTGGCCCTTCATCTTGCGCATATCGACACAGATACATTTGACCTGCATTCCTGTTTCATCGTTTTCAAACGTATGCACGCACATTTGAGCATGATCGGTAATGTACTGGCACGGCGGTATCTTGCGCTTCTTGCGCTCTTTCTCGAAATCCTCCGGATAGCAGAACAACCCGACATGCACCGGCAGCGGTATCAACGGCTTGTCCAGCCAAAATTTATCCACCATCTTTGTCTCTCTTCGCCTTGCGAAACTGCCGCGCCCTTTCCAGGTTCGCCAGCACCTTCTCAGACCTCCGGTTGTTCTTCGGAGCCTCTATTACCTTGGCTTCCACATTCACCGTATTACCGCTGAAACCCAATTCCTCCATCAACTGCTTAATCCGCTCTTGCACCACCTCCGGAGCCTGCGGTGCAGTATTCTTAATCTCCTGAATTGTACGCTCGGAATATTTAGGATCGCGCCACATAGCAGCAGTCCTAATTGCCTCCATCGCCACCTTATATGCCGTCGCATTTTTGGGATCATTAACCACCCTGTCTTTCAGAATCACTAATTCATCCGACAGATATACCGCCCCATATTTCATCGCATGTTCATAATCCAACCGAAATGCCTCGTCTTCTTTTAACCAGAAGACGACCAAATTCCAATCAGGCAAATCAGGCTTAACCCAGTCAGGATCATCAACATAAATCGTGCCCCCATCTTCAGCCAATACTGAGACCTTTGGCGCATCCGGGGACAGGATTTTCTGGATTGGCTTTCCATGTGCCAATTCCTCCAAAATATGCTTCTTTACCGTCTTAACGTTCATAACATGACCGTTCGATGTTTAACGTTCATCGCCTTCTGCGCCCAGATTCGATGGCTGGATTGGTAGGTGCAGGCCTATTGCCGCCTCCGTTTGCGCCGTCGCTCCCTTTTGGGACTGCGTCACCAGCCACTGCGGCATCACCCCCGGCGTCGCTTGGCATTGGCACGACTTCACGAACGGAGCCCACACCGTCAGACACGCCGGACACAGCCATCCCTCGTTCATGCTCTCTCTCCCTACTCGACAAGTACGCCGTCACATATTTCGGAATCTGCCTCCAGTGGTAGACACTCGACAACGACACCCCCAACGAGCGGGCTAGGTCTTCCCTCGTCATTCCAAGGCCATCCAATCTGGTAACAAGCTCTTTTTCCATGTTTCATAGTCTATCACTTGCAGATTTTGCATGTTTTTACCCCCTGTTTTAGTTTTTAACTATCACGGCGTCCCATTTACCGGATATATCCCCGTGTTTTCGGACACCCACGATAGTCAGAAGCTATCGGAAGGGGTCCTCTTTGTACCGGAAAAATAAAATTTGTGGGAGTGGAACGTAGCAGCCACGGACGCCGGGCGCTATGGAACTGCGGTTCTGGGTCCTCTTTCCATTGGACTGTAGCTGAGAACCATTCTCATTTCACTCGCATGTTTATTGCACTGTACGCAACAATTGAATGCGATTTGACATAATGAGAGTTATCAACGCATTGATATCGCAACAATGATGCACTTATCGCAACAATGGTTAAAGATGCATATCGCGTACATGAATACCCTAGTGAGGGGCGCTTACCACTCCCCTCCCACTCCCGTCCTCGAACTGTTTGCCGCACTGACTGCTATTCCCTGACGGATCGCAGTCCATTGGACTGTCTGTAACGCTCTTGTACTTGCTATCGCAGTGAATGGGTGCAAGTCCCGCCGCGAAAGGCGCTACGGGCTTTCTGGACCGTCTGGAATAGGGTGATTGGCGGGAGCTACGGAGCAGCTTGGAACGGGCTTGAACGGTGCTGGCAAAGCTTACGAACCGTCATAATTGTAACAAGCTTTGAACTGGATATGGCTATCGCCTAGCATAGAAGTGCAGGCAGATACCGTGCCTCGCAGATAAGAATCAGTTCAATAACAGACTAGGAGCCCGTCATGTCATCCGCCGCGTTCAACCTGTTCGTCCTCACTCACTCCCCTGACTGCATCGGTCACGTTTGGCAAGAACAAGCCCGTACGCTTGCCGCGCGTATCATCACTGGTAACTACTAACTCTCTCCAGGGGAACTATCATGGCTGCCATGGAACTCGTACTGCGCACGGCTACTCGCAACCTCTGCCGGCATCTGCCTCATGTGCCCGTCAAGACTCGCGTCGTTATTGCGACTTCCCTATGCATCGGCGGACTGGTTGGATACTGGATTACCGAACATGAAGTGTATTACAAGGTCTTCGAATTCTCGTCTGCGCCGTTTATCGACCTGATACTTTTCAAGCTTGGTATCACCGACCTCGAATCGCTTTGATTATAACACGGGGCGGTTTAGGCCGCCCCTATTGGAGAATATCATGAGAAAGATAGAACATAAGATGATTGATGCAATCGCCTCACTCAAAGAGTCACGCAAGTTTGGTGAAACCCGTAGTTTTGGTAATACCCAGATAGAGCGGCGTGATAACCATTCTGCGGTGTATTTACACTGCAATCACCTTGCCAACGTATTTGACGATGGCAAAGTGTCTGTAAATGTTCAAACGCTGGCAACGTGGCCGACTAATACGACTATTTCACGGTTGCGTGCATTGGGCGTAGACGCAGCACGCAAGAGGTACGGGGCATTCTTGAATGGTATTCCTGTTTAACAACGCAACACGAAGGGGAATGACGATGGCAACGCAAATAGGCAAGAAGAAGACTTCCGATCAAATCGCACACGGCGGTAGGGCGCCTATAACTCACATGGTCGTCCGTGCAGATGGGAAAATCGTTGGCCTTCACAAAAGCGAAGTAGACGCCAAGAACCACGCGAAAACTCTCAACGCAGACGGCGAAAACTATTCTGTGCGGAGCGCCTAACACCACGCCGGGCAGTCCCGGCTCATTCGATGGAGATAACGATGCCGTTTTATACGATTGTCGATGACGGATACAACGTCGATCTGTACCGCACACGCAAGGCAGCGATAGCGGCTGTCGTCGGGAATGATTTTGCGCTTAAGGCTGACGCCGAAGAAGCGGCGAGCGACACGGACATAGAAAAGGCTGTCCGCACTAGGCCTACCGTACGTCTTTACAGACTCGGCGAACGCGCATGGGCATACCGAATCGAGCGCCACGCTCGCGCTCGCTAACCACCGCGCCCGCATGGCGGGCAACCACTACCAGGAGATTTTATCATGCTATTACTTTCCCGCAACAAACTGAAAGCTTGTCTGTACGCTGCCGCAAAGGGTGATCTTCGCCAATATCTCAACGGCGTACATATCGAACTGGCGGCAGAGGGAGATTTGCAC